ATCTTTATCCTATTTATAATGCTTCAAAGCTAATTTCATGTTCAGAGCCAGCGCCATCCTGAAAATATAATTTATTATCAGTTTTTGTATATATTTTTCCATAATTAGCATCGTTTGATGGAGTGCTGGTTTCTTTTAAAGCTATAGCTCCACCTTCAAGCGTCAAATCCGCATTAGCCAATGGTGATACCCCAATACCCAAATTCCCAGCATTGTCTAATGTCATGCCAGTAGTAAGGGTTGTAGAACTTGTCGGTGTAGTCATAAATTGTATCATAGTAGACCTGCTTGAACCAGACCATGTAGCTTGCGGCCTTGCCCTTATCTGAGCTCCATATTCAAAGGAATCTCCATCCCATCCTGACCAAAGTACACCGCCTAAAAAATCAGTAGTAGCAGAGGCATTTGTTAGGGTATCGGATGAGCGAAATAATAATTCAGGCCCACCAGTGCTATGGTTCTCTTCAATAATAATATTAGCTGTATTATCACTGGCAGTAATATGTAATGGCGCTTCCATGGCACGCTCACCTATACCTAAATTATTTTCTATTATAGCTGAACCCTTTACTTCTAAATCTTTATCAACAAATTGATTACCATCCATAGATAAAGCAACTTTCCATAAAGCGCCTTTACTCTTTTTATACAGTGTTAGTTGTTTATTGCTTTCCTGAGCAAATACCTGCTCTCCATCTCTCATTGCCCTTACTGCAGGAGAATGACTTATTGCGCTTTTCATATCTCCTGATGCTACAGAACTTTCCTTAGCATTCTGCACTCTTCTTATATCTCTATCAAGCGTTATTGGCATTACGACACTCTCTTTTGTATTTGCCTATATACAATTGATATATCATTAATATCAAATGTCTGTCCAGCTTCTTGCTGTGGTTTTAATCTAAACTGTATACTTTGACAGGATTGTATATTATCAGCTGTAAATGTAGCAACATCCCATGCGGTAGAATCATTTAAATCACCAGAGTGTGTTCCTGCTGGTGCAACATTTGAACCAGTAGAAAAATCACTCCAACTATCCTTGCCATCTATAGAATATTCTAATGGTGTTAATTGGTCATGACTTGATTTATAAGTGGCATATACTTTATATACTTTCTTTATATGCGATGGGTCGCCAAAATCTATATCTCTGGTAGTTATATTAATTTTAGCTTGATTAGCAGAAACATCGCTCCAATACCTTGTCTCAACTGTAGTTGAACCATCATAATAACAAAAGAAAAGATTACCCTGCCAGTCTGTAATGAAATTAGTATATTTCTTCTGGTCTTGAAATGCATTATTAGCAAAAATCCATGAACGTGTCTTAAAATCGTATATATAAGCATCACCACTACTAACCGAACCATTTGCCGCCACTCCACCATAATTAGCACTGGTATGGTCTGCGCCACTACAATCTTTCATTACTATCAATTGTTTACGGCGCTTCTCATAACCAACTATACTAAATCCTATAATATTAGAAGCGTACATAAAATCACTCCAAGAAGGAGGAAACAATGCATTAGCGCCACTGGTATCAGCTATTTTATTATCTATCAGATTTGTTATTTTACGACCATCATATAGATAGCATCCACTCTCATTAACCCAACATATACCATAGTCAGTGCGTGTAACAGCTGCTGGATGTTGGACACCATTATGTTTTATATTCTCTTCAAGAAACCAGTTGGTATCCGATGGAGATGATATATTAATAATCTGTACTGACTTCTGTTTAAACGCCAGTAATCTATCAGCATACTCTTCTAACTTTACATAGTTCTCGGCATCACCCTTTACAACATCAATAAAATTTGTTGATGGAAAAGTGTCAAATTTATTTGGCATACTATACATAACTCTATCACCATAAACCACAGGCTGACCTGTTTCTGAATTAATTATTTTTACATTAGCTATAAATGTGCGCCTATTGGTAACAACAGCTGTTTTCCATCCTTCATTTATACCTCCTAATGAAATCGAATCTATTGTAGGTGAATATCCATTAATTGTATCGTATGTATCTAAATTCTGTTTTAACGAATCAACAAGCTCAGTATATAATTCAGTTTCTCCAGCTCCGATATTATCAGCAAGTGGATTCCAACCAGTTAACCCTCCAACGTCACTTTCAGTTCTTTGAACATAGTCAGAGTCTAATGATGCTCTAGCTCCTTTTCTAAGACTTATATCTAGAAGTAAAGTCCAAGGTTCATCATCGCTACCGCTAGGCCTATAATATATTCTGCCACCACTTACTCGGTTTCCAAAATCTTTAATAGCTCTCACTCTTAATGTTAATCTATTACCAGCAGTTACTGTAAAGGTATTACTTGACGTTGGTATATATAATAATGATTCTTGATTATCATCATATATAAAACTTGTCGCTATCTGATAAGTATCTGCAATCCATGTGCTCGCGGTATCTGCTACCTCTATAAAACTTAAGTTAAAACCGGCTCCTGCTGTAGGATATAGCCCTGAACTTCCAGCTCCAGCAGTAGTATCAACAGCAGCTACTGTTGGCGCTGGGAGAGAATTTAATTCACTCTTAAAATCATGAATCGTATTTTGTATTAATACGTTATTAGATGTAGTATTCTCAAAATGTACACGCTCTATATATCCAAACCATCTAATTATAGAAGAATTCTCAAAATCAGTATCACAAGCTCTTATTGCATTATCAACAAAATAATATGATATCTTCGAGTCATTAGTAGCCAACATTGTATTGGTTCCGTCACTTCTTAAATTCATCTGGCTAACATCCCAAGCTGATGAACCCTGCGTTCTCTTCCATATATCTACAGTACCAGTAGCAGCATCTGCAAGAGCAACAAAGGTCTCCCCTATTACATGGCGTTTTATTACAGCTGAAGTATCTGCTTCTGAAACCGGAGATGGAGATATTTTTAAATTTTCAGTAGATGCTGAAAAAACTTTATAAAAACCATTATTTTTAGCAGTACCAGTTACAGATATTACACTTCCTACTGGAAACTTTGAATAAGCATTGCTGTCCTGAGTCTCTATTGTATTAGATGGAGCTTCATCTGCGGCAAAATCTATATTTGAACTACCGGTAATTTTATAACTAGAATTTTCCACTCCATAATCAGATTCAAATACCGCTAATCCATAACCTGAAGTTGCAGTAGCTGTCGCGTCAGCAATAGTACCCTCATACCCAGCTTCTCCTCCCCTAGTACGTATAGCGCCCTGCTTGTCTATCATTATATCTACACCATTAGCAAGCTCATTATCCTTCAAATCGCGTGGGTCTTTCAGGTTGTTTATACCGCCTGAAAAATTATTCATTGTATATGTTTGCTTAGGCACTACGCTGACCTCACTAAAAAGTCTTCCACTGTTCCTCTGCCAGCCATACTGTTATAGTACTTCTTCCAGTACTCAGCCTGACCTTCAGCGCTTGATGGTAATGGTTTAGGTATGCGTCTATAATGTAGGCGACACATCGCTATCTGTACTGCAACATTGGTCTCCAGTAGAAAATCCCAGTCTTCTTCCTTGGGGTCTACAAAATAGGATAGCTTAACCATAGTAGCATCAGACACTTTACGCATCAGGTCTTTACGATAATGCAAATAGTTCTTGCATATATCTACAGAGACCCATGGCTCGCATTGAAAAAGACCCCTAGCAGGCCCTTTTATCTGTTTTAGGTACTTATACCCGCTCTCTACCTTTCCAGTCTTATATACAAGCTCTGAGGCTTCCGGAGAGTATAAATCCATCTTCTTTAAAATGCGCTCTATAAGGTCTTTAACTTGCGACTGGTTCAGCATACTGTTCTATAAGCTCTTTTTAAGTTGACCAAGCCAAGCGTCATCCAGCTTTGTCTTGGTTGATTTAACATACTTATCAGCTAGGCTTAAAAACATCTCTTTCAAGAATGCTTCGCTAAGAAATGCCTTAGCTCCCTTAACTAATATGCCTCTGACAAACGGAATATATGCGGCTCCTCCCAGAGCTACAACTGTACCCAGTACTGCCTGCCAGTTATCTTTTAATAAATCCATGTTTTACCCTTTCGTAAATAGATAGCCAAATAAACTTGAGAATATAACAGACAGCATAGCACCTATGGCTCTAACGCCCGACATACTACTCTCTAACACTCTTACCCGACCATTCTGTTCTTTGATTAATACCTTTACTTCATCCAGTGAATCTTTAATATGATGGATATCGGAACCCTGCTTAGCGCTCATTAATGTTAGTTCCTCCAGCCGTGACTGTACACCAGACCTGTAGCTTTCAACTTCCTTATGATTCATCGCTTTCTCCCGCCTTGACCACGATAACTCTTGAACTTTTTTTTGGTTCCTCGACCATTTCCTATTCTAGTTTTCTTCATCTTTTTCACTTACCATTTATCCTGCCCTTCATAAAATTCATATCATCACTGATATCATTTATTTCTTTCAGCATATCTTCATGACGCCTGTCCCTTGATTCATCTGAACGATTCCAGCGGTCTATAAGCTTTATAGTCATATTCTCTATTTCATGAAGTTTCTTCATTAAAGTCTTCTGCATAAAAACTATCTGCGCGGCAAACAGAATTATAATAACTCCTATCGCTCCATATTCTGCATACGTTTCCAACATCACTCACCGATGAACCTTTCGATTAAATCGTAATTCCTTACTGCTATAAACAACACCATTACGAAGACTGCTGGAGCCAGTAACGGTGACTTTACCTGACTTAGAATCAAAGAGTTGTCCCCAACTATTTTCAGAATCAATAGTGATTCTATTACCCACAATATTATGCTTAGTTGTCTCACTCATAACTCACACTTACATAGGCCATTGGTGTTGTATTTTGTAAATATTCCCCCGGAATAAAAGCAGTATTAATACCGGAATAATGGCCCAATATCTTTTTTCCGCTTTCTAAAAATATCTCTTTAGTCCCAGACCACGCCACACTATCATCTGTAATAAGGTAGGCATGGAAATAAGCATCATACTCCCCCTCTTCAAGATGATAAATATAGTAAGTAAACTCTGGATACCATGTATTCTCATAATCATAATTTGGCCTAGCATCGCACCAAAAATACAGAGGTACTTTATTCTGTGCATCAATGATACGGTTTTCATAGGTAACATAATCATCACCACACGATGTTAATAACAATGAAAAGTACAACAATAATTCCCAAGGAAATGCCAGTGCTAGTATTAATTTTTTCATTTCTCTATTGGTTTGTCTGTCATTTCTGGCATACCACAAGTATGTGCTTCTTGCCCTCTACAGCATTGTGGCGTAGTATCTTCTGGCTCAGGTTGTATACCTACACAAGATGTAATCATAAATAATATTAGTATTAATTTTTTCATTTCTCTTTTTTAAACATCTTCTGCAAGAGGCTTTTATTTATCTCTTCCAATTCAGCATTTCGTGAATTTTCTATTACCATTAATCTTTTATCTATAGCGCTGTAATTCATCTTTAATTCAGATATATCAGATTTCAATGTAAACCATGCTGTCACCATAGCGCCAATTAATCCTACTAATTGAACTAACCAGCGTATATTTATAGTCACATTCAAGCTGTCGTCTATTTTCGCCACTTACACCACCATCCATGCCGCTAATCCTATCTCAACTACTAAATCTGATATTGTATTATTAAGCCATTTCTGTTTACTGCTGTATGGTTTCCAGCCTTCTATTTCCCATTCCAATACTTCCCAAGCAACACCAATAATAGCAACCCATCCAACTGCCCATATATCTGAGGCTCCGCACCATAGTGCTGCCTTACATATAAATGCACCAGCCGCCATATGTACTGCTGTCCAATGGTCTAGCCAGCCATTGCCTGTCAAATAACCTACTATTCCATGATGAAAATCTAACTTCATAATTCACTCACTTTCGCTAATAAAGCGTCTTTAGTATCGCTTGCGGAATATTCAATATTTCTTACACTTAAAAATTCTTTTATAGTATCCTTAGAGTCTGAGCCTGATGGATGGTCAGCCTTTACTGTAGCCACTCCATTTATAAGCTTGGTCTTACCTATTATCAACCGGCCATGCGTATCACTATGTTTCTTAGAGCATTCAGCGTCATAGAACTCTTCAGCGGTCTTAAAACTATTTGTTTTTTTCTCTACGCTACCATCAACATCAACAAAATAATTATAGGACGAAGGGTAAGTCAGGGTTTCAGTACTGCCGTCACGGTATTTCTTTATACGAGTAACACCCGGCGTTGCATTTCTATGAATACGTATACGATGACCCTGACTACACCTTCTTATAATCATGCTACTGCTTCTACCTCTTCAGGTTGTTCTTCAGCTTCTTCAGCAGTAAGTGATTCTCGAAGCCTGACAATGAACGCCTCTTTACCAACCTCTAACTGCTCACGCATGAAAGCATTGGTATTGATTTTGTTCTGCATATCATTAATATGATTAATCATCTGCTTCTCTTCATCTGTCATGTCTTCGATAACATACTCATTACCGTCAAGATTCAAGACAGGCTTATCTTCTTTTTGTTTTTTAGCCATTATGACTCCTTGTTGTTTTTGTTAAGGACGCTCCCACTAATCCAGCCCATTGCAAAACACAATAAGCACATCACAATTAGCGGTAGTACATCCACTATAATTTTTTGAAATCTGCGATAGCGGCGGCAAGTCCATCACTCTGAGCTTTGGCACTTGCCATATCTCTATCGTAACGAGCTTTCTCACTCTCTAATTGAGATAGTGAGTATTCTCGCTTGCTATCATCCTGAGCTTCACCAGATTCAGCATCCCATCGTTTCTGACTCATAGCAACGTATTCACGTTCCTCTTTGGCTTCAGCCGCTCTCACGACCTTGCCATCACTGTCTTGAACTTCGGATACTGCTTCTTTCATCACTTGTTTTTCTTTACCAAGTGAAGCTAGTTTGCTAGATTTCAACGAACTGTACTTACTCCAATCCATTTTATTCTCCTTCAGCCGCTTCTATCTTTGCGACTAATTGTGCTTTATTATCGCTTTCTTCGTAATCAATACTGTGACTACGACAATACTTTTGTAGCTGTGCCAGTGTCCATGAATCAGATGGGTCACCACTTGGGTAACCTTGGTCACGCTCTGCTCTATTAAGGTAATCGCTTCTTGCTACAACCAAAGCAATCATTTCATCTTCATTTGCTGGTATTTGGGTAACTGATTCATCAGCATACAATTTCGGTAGCCATTCAGCAATCATTCTTTTTTTGCAGTTACCGACCTTACCGTTAATTGCTCCATCTACCCAAACCTGCACATCGACTAAATCATTTTTTAATACCGCTTCCTCCGTTGAAGAAAGCGTTCGTTTTGATATATCCATTTATATCTCCTGTTGTTTTATGTTATTTAGCATAGGTTATTTCGCCTAACAAACAAGAAATCCGCTAAACCATGATTCTGTTTGAACATCCGTTTGTTGTGTTCCACTTGATTGTCTTATTGAAACAATAGCAGTATCGTTTACATCCATATCAGCTAATATAGTTAGTGAATGATTCCAATAAACCGCATCTTGTCCAAAATCTAAATCAGAAATAGCATCATAATTAGTGTTAGATGTTTGTATCTTAACCTGATAATAAGCGGCGGCACTATCTGCGTTATATACACGTAGACTAACTTGTAACTGATACTTACCTGTTACTGGTGCTGTAAAAGTATTAGAAGCAAAATTACTACCTTGGTCAAATCTTTCTGAACCAAATACAACTGTCACATCAGAGTCAAGAGCAAAATCGTTTTGGTTTGATGATGGGTAAGCATTAAACGCTGGATGATTTGCCGATATTACTGGAGCGCCAGCAGTATTCTCATCTGTAGCTCCTGAAACTGTTCCATGTAGTTCATTGCCACTTTTATCATACCATTTATCATTGGTTATTCCTGACCCATCGTATTCTGCGACTGCACCGATTCTTTTTACTGAAATATTTGTAATAGACCCTGAACCAGCAGTGGTATGTGCGTACATACGCCAATCAGTTCCAGCCAATTTAGCAACGCCTTCGACAGAATGTGAACCTACGGCATAAGTCGTATAACTTGTCCAAGTGTCTAACCAATGCGTATTATAATCACCTATAGTAGTAGCGAGAGTTATATTAGAATTTGTTACATCAAATGTTATACGATAAGCTTCTCCTATTACTATAGCAGTGCCAAGTGTCCGTTTGACATCTGTATAAGAAGTGCTTCCATTATAATCCGCTTCATCGTTACCCGTATCATGCGACCAACCAGAAGTAAATGTCCATCCTGTTCCACTTCCAAAATCACCATTCACAATCAGTTCCGTCTCATTCGCACCTTTATACTTGTAAGGAACACTTGCACCAGAGTAGAGTTCTTTTACTTCGGTGGCTGATACAGAATAATTAAATACTTTTAGATTAGAGATTTCACCGTTCCAAAAATAAGCCGCAGACGATACTCTTAAATATCCAAAAAGAAGTTTATCAAAAGCAGATGACATTAAAACAGATGCTAATCCTGTCGCCGCATATACCGAAACACCATTAACATAAACCGTTGCGGTTGTTGCGCTATCCCATACGCCAACTATATGATAATTAGTATTTGTTGATAAATCAAATCCAGTGTCAATACTTGATTCTGTGGCGCTTGTTCTCCGTAGTGATATTAAATCACCATCTGAATCAACATAAAGAGTGAAATAATTTTCAGCAACATTCTCATCATTAATTGAAAATATTGCGTGAGCCCCTGTAAATGATATGCCTGTACGGAAATTACAAGAAACTGAAAATGGGAAATCATTAATAACATTGTCTGCCGTTATAGTATCATCTGTCCCATCAAACCGATAATAAGGAGCTGACATTGTATTTGCTACATGGTTAGGTACATTTTGACTATGTACATAGGCTTGACTATCCTGCGACATATACACATCGGTTACAGAAGCATTACCAAGTGTTACTGAGTTGTCTGCTACTGCACTACAATCAAAACCAATTGCAGTTTGATTCTGGGCATCAGCGGTAGAAACGTCAGCCGCCGCACCAAGAAGAGTGTTATAGTCCCCTGTAGTTAAATTTACATCATTAGTTCCAGCCTGTGAGCCTACAATGGTATTAGAATTTCCATCATCAATAGCGTCCCCCGCAATATATCCGATAATGGTATTTTCATCTTCATCTCCATTAGCGGCAGTCATTGCCTGATACCCTAAAACCGTATTATGTTCACCAGTTGTCACAGCATCAGCCGCTTGATACCCAACAGCCACATTCCCAGCACCAGTTGTGAGGGCGTTGAGAGCATTATATCCTACTGCCACTGTGCCATTTTGTGTAGCGGCTCCCTGCACAGCAGTCCCACCAATAACTACACAATATCCAGCGGAACTTGCTCCACCAAATGCACTCCTACCTATAGCTATATTATGGTCTTCCGCGTCAAAATTACCACCAGCGTTCATACCAATTAATACGTTACCAGCACCTGTAGTTAACGCATCGCCAGCAGTAGAACCAATAACGGTATTATCATCTCCAGAAGTAAGCGCACCCAATGAATTATTACCCACCGCTACATTATTACTAGCACCATCCAAAGCCGCCGCCATAGTTCCTCTTCCTATTGCAGTATTATATCCTACATCAGCACCAGTTCCCCATTGTCCACCCATTGAATTATGACCAACAGCAGTATTATAACCAGATGCGGGTCTGCCACCAGTGTCATGCATTGCTTGGTAGCCAATTGCCGTGTTATAGCCTCCAGTTGTAAATTCTGTCCCAGCTTCGTATCCAACAACAGTATTTTGAGCACCAGTTGTGATAGCGGCAAGTGCGGCTTTACCAATGGCAGTACTTCCAGAAGCTTCTGATTCTAACGAACCAGCTAAAGCACCACTACCAACAACAACACAATTAATTACAGCTTCTGTTGTAATAGCACCTCCCATAGCATTAATACCAACAGCAACATTGTCATTTGCACTCGTTGTAGCTTGGTCTAATGCTTGATAACCCAAAATGGTATTATATGCTCCAGTTGTAAGGTCATTCCCAGCTTCGTATCCTACAGCAGTATTAGCCGCTCCAGATGTGATGGCTGAGAGAGCGGCATGACCAACAGCCGTAGTCCCATTCGCACCTGTAGTTATGCTCCCACTTGCTAATGCAGATGCACCAATAGCAGTACAGTAATTCATTGCCTGACCAGATTGACCTTGTAGAGCCTGTTTACCTATTGCAGTATTTGAATCCCAAGTAGTCATATTCCCACCAGCATCGTGACCTACAGCGGTATTATTACCTGCTGTAGATTGCATACCAGCTCCTGCACCTATAAAAGTACAATTTGAACCAGTTAAATCTTCACCAGCTTGATAGCCCACTACTACATTGTCTGCCCCAGTTTGACAAGCTTTTAAAGCAGTATACCCAACCGCTGTATTAGAAGCACCAGATGTGAGTGCCGCTCCTGCCTGTCGACCAATCAAAATTGTTCCATCAGCGGCATTTGTTAATACTCCACTACCAGCACCATCACCTATAATAACAGCATATCCAATATCTGTAGCATCATCACCTGCATCAGCTCCAATTACTATATTATTATGACCATTTGTAGAAGCAGTAAGTGTATTAGCTCCCAATAAACAATTACCACCAGAATCAACTATAGCATCACCAGCATTTCTTCCAACCATTGTATTTTCCGACCCGCCAGCAATTGCCAACCCAGTACTAGTACCAATACAGGTATTGCTGTCACCAGTTACTAAGGCTCCGAGAGCGGCATATCCCATAGCAACATTCTGTTCAGCACCCGTCAGAACCGCATCCATAGTATAGTGACCAACGGCCGTATTATACTGACTTGCATTTGTACCTGCCCAAGTGCCACCACCACTATCAGAACCTATAAATATATTATAATTTGACCCTAAATTAGCGGTATCATTATTAGTATCATCCATAGCTCCCTTGCCGATTGCAATATTTTCACCGCCTGTTGTATGTACTAACATCGCACCAGAGCCAATCGCCACATTATTATTACCCGTAGTAATTGCGTTTCCAGCTAAATAACCAACGAAAACACCATTGTCGGAAGTGGTTACTGCGGAACCTGCGGCATATCCAACTGCCACGTTACCAGTAACAGCGGCTCCAGCAGTACAGGCATCAAGAGTATAATTTCCAATAGCCACATTATAATCACAATCATAAGTACCAGTGCCTAAAGCATCTACTCCTATTGCCAGATTATGTGAAGAAGTTGTTAATGCATCTAACGCTTGTTTTCCAATAGCGATATTATTTGCACCACTCGTCAAAACCTTCAAGGCGGCAGAACCGATTCCTACAGTTCCGTTAGCGGCGGTAGTTATATTACCATCAGCCCCAGCATCTTTACCTACAAAAGTACAATTCTGTGCACTTGTTGATGTAACCATTGCGGCATATCCTATAGCTACATTTGTATGACCATCAGTTAAACCTTTACCAGCATCTGACCCCAATGCTACATTATAATCTCCACTCGTTACATCTTCCATAGCCTTATACCCGATAGCAGTATTACTTAAAGCTCCAGATACCGAGCCTGTACCCATTGCAAGTTCACCAACCGCAGTGTTATAATCAGAAGCATTGTCACTACCAGCATTAAATGCACTTTTTCCAAATACTGTATTACCAGTATTATTATCATTATTCGAGAGGCTGATGCGGGAGTTGGTGTCGATACGAAAATTTTCCGTAAATGTAATAGCATTTGAATGAGTACCAGCAGGAGCAGTAAAAAATTGATGCGTTCCATTTTCTTGTGTATATCTCGAAGCCTCATCGGAAGCTCCTATAAGATATTCATACCTACTATCATAATAAGCATTTGCAGTTATATGAATAGCAGAACCAGCACCAGTTCCATCTGCGTGAGCAAATATTGCTCCATTTTCTCCTATTTGAAGAGCAGCAAAAGTATCCCATTCATCATCAGGAACGACTCCTATACCTACAGCATTTACCCCACCATCAACAAATAGCATATTAGCGTTACCATTTGATTCTACTCTGAAGTCATAATCACCACTATCTTCATTGAATACTACATTTCCAGCATCTTGTGTTAAAGTTCCATCAATGTCTGTATTGTCTAAATTGGCAGTACCATCAACATCAATATCGCCAGCAATATCTAATCCTGCCGCACCAGCTAATATTAAATCATCAGCACTTTGATCCCAGAGCATATATGCACCAGAGGTATCACCAAAGAATTTTACATCTGAACCAGTACCATCTGCACCAATTACTAAACCAGTATTCTGGGCATCGTTCCATTTCATTTGAGCACTAGCTGTATCACTGAAAAAAGTTACATCATGTCCAGTACCATCAACACCTACTTGAACAGCTCCAGTGACGTGTAATACTGATTGAGGATCATCTTCGGATATACCTATTTTCCCATCAGCACGGATAATCATCCTATTTGCTCTATCAACCTCTGCCGCCGATGTTTGAAAAATAATTTCAGCAGGTATATATGACCCACCAGCCGCTCCATCTTGTTTTCCTACAATTACCGCAGATGAAGTGAATCCACTTTGATAACCACCAAATGAGACTTGACCTAAATTATCATTGTCTGCTGTAGCCGCTGGACTTGACTTAGAACCCTTACTTCTTTCTAAATTTATAGTGCTGTTATGATTGGCGTTTGTTGAATATGAGTCCACTGATATAATTGAGACTGCCCCATCATCTACTACATTTAATTCTACTGACGGCACCGCAGTTCCGATACCCACGAAACCATCTGAACCCTGAACGAATAAAGCGTTAGCTTCACCACTTCCTTCTACTCGGAAATCAATATCGGCACTACCTTCATTAATTACTACTTCATCATTTTCCTCATCAAGTGATAACATATGAACAGCATCAGAATAAAAATCCATAATGCCATCGGCTGACTCTTGTATATAAGTAGTACCGCCAGCATCAAGAAATAATTTTTTAGTGGCAGGTACACTGGCTCCACCATCTGCATGAAGCCTAAATTGCTCTGCTTGAGAGGCATTACCATCAGTAGTATAAAATACCATATCAGCACCGTTTTCAGTGGCACTCCATGCGGCATCCGTAAGCGCTTCGATTCTCGCTCCTACTGTTATATTATTACTACTGTCCTCTGCTCCAGCAAACTCTATAACTCCAAGCCTACTGCCTGACTGCATTAATGCTCCATCATCAGATTGTAATCTTAATATACCACCTTGAGTAGATGAGTCTGCGGTTGGATTATCAATACAAACCGTTGTTGTTGACAACTGCATTGCAAATGTAGTTCCAGCGTCACCGTCTGTTACCGTTACTAAAGTTGTTGTATCGCCACCACCATCTGGTAATGAAAGTAGTTGTTCATAACTACTGGCAATGGTTTGTCCTGTTAATGTTGCCATAATATTCTCCTAATTATAAAACGTCTTCCCATTTTCTATGCTCAAGCTCCCATACATCGTTTACTAATGTCCATAAATCTCTAGCAATAGCAGCCGATCTTGTCGCAAAACTCCGTAGGCCTAATCTTAGATTTAACATCTATCCTATATATGCTATTACCATCCCAGATGTGAGGTCTATCTCAGACCATCTGCCGAATATAGTAGCTCCCTGTGGGAAAGTATTGCTAGCATCAATCTGTAATCCACCAGACCCTTGAGCTTCTGTCTCTGATCCATCAGATTCATTATGTGCTGCAGCTTCTGTATTTGCAAATTGATTCTCATCTTCTGCTACCAAACCGCCACTCGCATCAAAGACGGAGTCTTCTAAGAATGTAATTGCTATAAACTTTAAACCTGTAGGGGGACTTGCAGCTCCACTTGCATCTAAAAATAAAGAGCCAACCTGACCAAATCCAAGGTTACCTGCTTCTACTACTGAGTATTTTCTCATTCCACCAGCCATCTTTTTTCTCCTAGTTACGAAATGCCTTACCGAGCTTGACAATTCTCATGGGCATCTTTACTGTTAAATTTATTATATTAATGAATAATATCAAATGATTATTATCCCATATCTTCCCAGTTTTCCGGGTACAGGGCAGATGTTGTCATATCTTCCCAGTTAATGTCATCAAAACCTTCCCAAAATATGAATCCCAAATGAACAGATTCCAAAGCATACCATGAAGCTGCTACTTCTTGAAATGATTGTGACCATGTTGCCGCTACTTCACCAGAGCTTTGTGTGAATGATGCCATATTATCTTACTGAATATGTTGCCACAGGAAAACTCATTGAAACTCTTCTCTTATTACTCTCATTATCACCGACCTTTTTCCAGAACTCTCTCATATAATATTCCTTCTTCTCCAAATCCCCTGCTGAATCTGCTAACATCGCTTTAACATAATCAACTACAGCCAATGATAACATTCTACTGAGATTTACATGATCAGCTTCATCCGGTGATGTCTGATTTGTTAATGTAGGGTTGTCGTTACCTGAAAGTTCATTTGGATCAACTGACACAAAAGGTTCAATGAAGGCAGTTCCTTCATACATCAATCCATTTGTAATGCTTTCATTAGGATATATGAGTTGGTTCCCGTAATAATCATCCGGCAACCTTATCCTGTAACCTGCCAATGTGCTTGTATTAGCAGTTTCAACATATTGATATAAGTGAATGTTTCTGCCTGACAAGTTATAAAACCACGTTCTGTGTGTGTCGAAACTCATATTCCCATTCTACCCTTTACTCTGTCTACATTGGAAGACATTTCTTCTACTTTACCTTCAAGTAGTTCCAAATCCATTTTATGGGCAGATAAAATCTCATATATTACTTCAACTTTACCTGCTACTTCTTGACAACAACCATTCTTTTTTTCTTTTTTCTTATCATCTTTAGCCATTAGGGGTCTGTATCCTCTCTAACTGTTGGTGTATGGACAAGTCTTCTTATTTTTTTATACTTGTCATCATTTGTATCTTTAACCGATATTGTTTTTAACTTTACCATGTTTGCTGGAAAAGGATAATCACGTTGTTCATCAACAATGTTTGTTTTCCATGTAGCTACATTATCATCAGAACTTGACTGAATCAAATGTATAGCATCCTTTATCCAAGCCACTGTTAAAGTAGTATTATCAGAACCGGCTCTTTCCATTATTTCTAAAACTGTCATTTAAGTTCCTACAACTAAAACTTCTGTATCAACATGATTACTTCCACTTCCAGTAGCTAAAGTAAGAACCGCACCAGCTGGTTGAGGTAATACTAAAGCTCCCCCTGGAGCTAAAGTTGCGATTGTATCTGTATCATGTCTAACTAAAACTGTATGCGCAGCAGAAGCTGCTCCACCAGCAACTAAAGTTCCTGCATTTTTAATAAATATTAAATCAGTATTACCATCATGCGTTGGAACAGTTCCGCCATTAGAAGTTACAGTAGAAGCTGTGCCATTAGCAAAACCAGCTACAGTGGTATCGTCGCCTGTGATCTCACCGCTACCACCTAAAGATGATCTTACATTCTCATGAATTACATCCATAGCCTGATTAACTCCATCAGCTAAATCCATCTGAGATTTAACAGTGCAAGATACAGCGTACGCTGTCTTATTTACATTTGCCATTTACACTCCTTTCTATCTTTGTGCAGCTTGAGCTGCAATTGTCCTATTAATCATTTTACTATTATTTTGTATATACATATTAACCTCAGCAACTGCCCATTCATAGTATTTCTTTGACTCATTTGAATAGTAAGCTGCGTTTTGAGTAGCGGAAGTAACCTTTTGTGTTTTCTCTCCAATTTGAGCTTGATACTTCTGCAAATCTGCATTATACAACGCCAATTTACTCTGATACTCTTGCAGTTCTTTTTGCAATGTATTTACAAAATCTTGTACTTCCTTATTCACATCAGCTTGATATGACTGTATTTCATTACCATATTTTTGCAATTTAGCTCCATATTCAGCAGAGTCTTTAGTTTGTTGATTTGTGGCTTCTTGAACTTTTTCTTGTAGTTCATTTTGAAATACTGTCTGCTCCTTGTTAAATTCATTTAATTCATTTTGCAAATCAGATGCATATTTTTGTAAGTCAGTTTGTCTTTCTAACTGCCAAACATTCAAATCTCCCTCAAGATTTTGTTGATACTCTTGAACCTCACTAGCCACATTAGCTTGATATACTTGCACTTCTGAACTAAATCTCTGTAAGGATGCTGAATACTCCTGATTTTCTTTTTGAAGTTTTAGAGACGCTTCCTGCTGTGCGTCCTGAGCATCCAATTGTGATTGAGTTATTTTTGTCTGAGAAGATATTTGAGCTTGTTGAGTAACTTTTTGTGAATCAACTTCAGCTTGTTGTTGTGCTTTTTGAGCGTCTAATTGAGCTTGCTGAATAGCTTCCTGTAATTTTCCTTGATACTCAGCGTTTTCCTTATTGAACTCGTTTAGTTCATTTTGAATATCTAGTTGATATTGTTGGAAACTGTCAGATTCTGTCTTCGCCCAAGCCGTATAAGCTTTATCAACTTCCATTGTATATCGTGATAATTTTTGCGAATACTCTTGAACATAATCATTCACCTCAGCTTGGTACTTGCTTATGTCAGAACTAAATTTCTGAAGTTCTAATGAATAATCCTGTATTGAAGCCTGAAATGTTAAATCACCCTCTTTTTGAGCTTCTTGAGCATCTGTCTGATGTTTTGCTATTTCAGCTTGTATATTTGCCTGATATATAGCGCTCTCTTTATTAAACTCATTCAATTCGTTTTGTATATCTGAATTAAATATTTGCAAGTTATCTGATTCAGTTTTCTGCCAAGCTTGAAAAACAGTGTTTAACTCTAATTGGTATCTAGAAAGCTTCTGCGTGTACTCTTGAACCTCTTTAGCAACCTCAGCCTGATACTTACTTACATCAGCTTGATACTTTTGTAGTGTAGCTGCGTACTGTTGATTTTCTTCTTGTAATTTTAAATTTGCTGTTTGTTGCGCATCTTGCGCAGTAATTCTAGCTTGCTCAATATTTCTTTGAATACCAGCTTGATATAGAGCATTTGCTTCATTAAAAATATTAAGTTGATTCTGCATAGCTTGTGAATATGTGCCAATATATGCATTAATCTTTTGTATTTGCGCAGCTGCTAATTCAGTATCTTCTTCATCTTCTATTAAATCACCAGCAACTGAAAACCATTTTGAAAAATTTAAAAAGTCAGCATCCGTACCATATCCCGCGCTATCAGCATCCATTGTAGTTGTTAATTCTTCTGATGCTCCACCAACTACTGGAGCTGTATAATCAGGAGCTGTTGGTAAAGCTGCAATTGAAGTATCACCAATTGAAGGAGTAGAGAAACTAGGAGCAGATGGAGTCGTTGGCGGAGAGGCTGCAAGACCAAAGGGGCCGGGGTCGCTATCTCCGAAATCTCCAACCGTCCAATAACTAGCAAATGCAGTTTGAGATGTTACAGTAGGCTTTGTATAACTAGGAGCATTTCCAAGAGCATCTGGTTTTGCCACTGTCGATATCCCCGGTGATGATATAGAAGGAGATGAAGGTG